ACTATCACCACCTTTCTTGGATGCCTGAACGCCAAACGTTGCTAGAACTCCAGTGAAAACTGATGCGATAAATGTTGGATCCAATTTTTGTTCTGGTATACCCAAAGCAGGAGGTAACTTGATATAGGCAAGAGTGAGAATCCCACCAGACCACACAAGAATCCCCAGACGCACAAAGGTTGATAAAATGGCAAGTTGTTCTTCTTTATCATCTAAACCCGCCTTCAATTTACCTAACACACCAATCTTTTTATTTTTAGCATCCTGAGGACTATTCTTTACTTCTTCTGGCATATACGTGGTAGTAGCTTTAAATATTTATATTTAAAATCTATTAAAAGCAATTTGCATTACACCACCATCACTATCGTCATCATTATTATTATCAATCAATCCCAAAAATGCAAAAACAATAACTAAACTCAAAAATGGAATATATGGAAACAAAAAAGCTAATTGAAGATCTGACATCTAAAAGATTCCGGGGATTATTTGACCAGAAGTAATATAAGCACCAATAGCAGCAACCCATCCGATCATTGCTAGTCTACCATTAAGGAGTTCTGCTTCTGGTCCGTACTCTTTATCCATTACTTCTATCTGTGGCTCTTTGGCGAACATGTTCTGGCGGCCGCCTTCTTCGGTTGTAACTACTGCTGAAGATTGAGTCATTTTTCTTATTTATTGTAAAGAAACATTACATATCTATATATTAAATAACATTTCTTTACAAAGTATTTATACTCAGTCACTGACAAATATAAACTCTAATTGATTTCCCTCTGTATCTCTTGTATAAAAAGATACTGTGCCATCACGATGCTTATGTGGTCTACAACATTCAAATCCATTATCCATTAATTCTTGCCACTTATTCCTAAGATCATCATGACTATTTAAACGTATAGCAAAATGAGGATCTGCCCTATTATATTGTGGTCCTAATAATGCTATACCCTCTTCAAAATATGACCAATCATCACTTTCCCATTCACAATTAAATCCCAATGACACATAATAAGATACAGCTCTATTCATATCTTTGACACGAATAGCAACATGATTTAACCTATTCACAAATCCAACCACAATTTTTATATTATTTATCCAATCTACCACATTGTTCATCACCATTTCCTTGTTGATGCTGATAAGTATGTAAGGTTTGAATAAAAATTAATACTACCATAAGAATCACAGGGATGATCCAAAGCTCCCAGTATTTATTCCACAATTCACTCTTCATCACACCACCTACTCTCACCAGGTGATGATTCAAAAGGACAACAATCCTCAGTAGGTAATCGTTTGTTACGTGCTGCCCATGCATCACCTCCTCTAAGGCGAACCTCCTGTAGACAGACTTCAAATGGACTCACCTCTTCCTTAGATTCTTCTTGTGCCATCACAGGAGAAGTAAGAAGAAATAATAGAAGAAAATATTTCATAATAATTAAAAGTTAGGAATATTTTAACATAAAAAAGGGGGGAAGTCAAAGACCCCCCCCCTATAGTTATCTACTGATAATGGATCAGAAGTTATACTTAAGACCCAACTTACCACCAAGTCCGAGATCATCGGAATCATCAGCGGTCAGGAAGCTAACTTCACCATATACACCGAGATTATCGGCAACACCAACACCAAGACCGGCTTTGCCAGAGAACTGAGTTTCAGTATCAACACCATCAGCTGCAACTACAGCAGGACCAGCCTGAACATAGTAGCTAGCAGAATCACCAAGATCTCCTTCATAACCAATGTGAAGATCAGTAGTAGCTCCAGTATAATTATCACCAGTCCAGGCTGCATTGGTTTCTACATTAACGTAGGGACCAGCAAGGGCAGCGCCAGCGAATAGAGGTGCAGCTGCAACAGCTGCGATTGCGGATTTAAACATTTTTGTTTTCCTAAGTGTCTCGCAATAAATTTATTGCGGATGATAACAGACTCGACAAGCCTGTGTTATTGAACGTATCACATTTGCCTTACGATTCTTTCGGGGGCATTTGTTTACGTTTACCTATTTATTATACTTGATAATTCAAAGTATGTCAAGTGGTAGTGTTTCCACTACTCTCTGATACTCTACCCAAGTATGGATCATAATCCATCACTTCATTTACACCAACTTGAGCACCTTTCTGACTCCAATAAGTAAATTGAGATTCAAAATTTCCTTTATGGAATACATCAACATGTTCTGGATGAATAGATGATCCCAATTGAATCCTATAAAGAAGAAGAGGAAGAGAATAAGTATTACCAGAATTGTAAATCAAATCATCAGCTACAGGACGTGGTCTAACTCCATTGTCCAACTTATACTTATCACCCCTACAATGAAGTCTAATAAGTTTCTCTGCATGATGCCTTGTTATCAAATAACAAGCTGTAGAAAACTCATTCACAAATCTCTTATGAATTCTAAGATGAATATCACCAGTACAAATAATTGCAATCTGAACTACATCCCAATCATAAGGTATCTTTGAATAGAAATCCTTCCAGGTAAAATTCCAAAACCTAACAAGGTCCAAACTACAATCATCTTCCATAATAATTGCATAAGGACTATCAGAAGTTTCATACCAATGCTTAATAGCTTTAAGATGGGATGTTGTACATCCGATCTCACCGCCACTCATATTATCAGGATATCTACCCTTAAGAATATCTCCAAGGTCATCCTCTCTGCCATCATAAGCAGATATTCTAGTATAATTATCAATCTCCCAATACTTTAATTGAGCCTCCATGTATATCCGTCTTTCTGGTTCACCATCAAGATTGATATAATAAATTGGACCAATTCCTTCAAGTTTAAATTTTGATTTATTTTTGTCCATTAATCCATTCCATAACGTCTACTTCTGGCTTCCATCCAATAACACGACCAATCTTTGTGATATCAGAAAAAGTTGTTTCCATCTCACCAGATCTCTTAGGAATATATGTTTGATTATCTGAAATAGAATCAGCAATCTCTTTAATGGAATAACAATTACCACTACCTACATTAAATACCTCTCCAGCATAATCATTAAACTCTCCCTCACCTTTCTTAAGTGGCATAATAGATGCAAGATAGTTAGCTCTTGCCACATCTTTAACATAAACAAAATCTCTTCTCTGTGAGCCATCACCAACAATTGTAAGAGGTTCACCTTTATCTCTTTGTTTCTGAAAGATACCAATAACAGGAGCGTATTGTCCTTTTGTAGGAGATCTTTCACCAAATACATTAAAGTACCTAAGAGATACTGTCTCTAACCCATACAAATTAAAATACATCTTACAAAATTTTTCAGCAGCTACTTTAGATGCTGAGTATGGATTTAAACAATCATCAGGTTGTGTTTCTACATTTGGCCAAGGATTATTTCCATAACCAGATGAAGTAGAAGAATAAACAAATCTCTTTACACCAGCTTCCAAAGCACACTGTAACATAACAGTTGTACCTACACAATTCTTATGAACCGCTTCAATAGGATTTTCAATTGCAGATTGAAGTCGTGATTCTGCTGCTAAATGAAAAACATAATCCACTTTACTAATAACAGATTTAACAAACTTATAATCAGTTATATCACCAGAAACATTCATCGACCCCTTATTCCAATGAAAGGAATTATTATCTGCACTTTCATTATCTAAAGCAATAACATCATGATTTTGTTCTAAAAGATAATCTACTAAATTTGATCCAATAAAACCAGCTGCACCAGTTACTAAACTTAAAGTTTTAGTCATAATTAATATCTCCCATAGATAAAACAGATTCAAAAATCATTCTCTTCATCCTTGTACTTGAATATTCATGATCCCTACTCAACCAAGTAATAGGTATGGAAAGATCCTTACCAGTATAACTACCATCCTTATAATCTGTGCCCAAAAATCTAATATCATAATCTGAAAGATATGATAAGAAAGTATCTTCTGATTGATATACAACAATATCATCAACATATTTAATAGAACGTAAAATCTCTTTCCGTTCTTCCACAGTATTTACTGGTTTTAATTTATGAGGACGTGCCATTGAAGGATCCTCATGTAATGCTACAGTAAGGTGATTACAATGTAATTTAGCTTCCTTGAACATCCTAATATATCCTGGATGAATAACATCAAATGCTCCCGCAATAATACCCTTAATAGGTGGTAGTTTTTTCTTCCATTCATCTACACAAATCGCTTTATCATCAACAAAAAGATCAACATTAGGCTTATGGAACATAGGCTCTAACTCATGATATTTAACTCCCCACTCTTTCAAATGTTCCTTTGTTAATTCTGTCCAATCCTTACCAGAGTTTCTACCTCTAGCAGTCATTATAACAATATATGATCCCTCATCATAAAGTCTATTGACCTGTTCGACCATAAAAGGGAAAGGAGTTGAATCCCAATACCTTACATTATGTCCATCAGGATCGCAAGGAGTATGACAAATAGTACCATCAAGATCAAAACAATATCTCATACTACACCATGAAGAAAGATTTGATGTACACATTCCACCACACCATAAGAATTACTATCAACATGATAATTCCACTTTGACCTCTTCGATCTATTACTCAATGTATTGAATGGATGAAAACCTGTCAAAATACCATAATCAATATCATTTCTCTCACAATAATACATACAATTCAAAATATTTGTAGACTCACCACTAGAGCTCATCAAAATAACAAGAGTATCTGATTCAGCATAATACTCTATGAATCTTTCATAAGCCCTATCATACCCAAAGTCATTACTCAACATAGTAATCATTGAAGGGTCTGAAAGAATAGAAACTTTCTTCCCGTCAAACTTCATATAATCTTGAGAAATGTGAGAAGCTACAGCATTACTCCCACCATTACCAACAATAATAATTCTATTATGTGTATTAAATTCTTTTTCAAACTTTACAAACTCATCTTCCATATGAGCATTCTGTAAGGTTTCAATATATTCTTTAAATGGATTCACCCTTTACTCCATTTGGCACTACATTTATTTTAACATTATCATAGGGTATAGACAAGGTGTCCTTCATTGAAAAGGTAAGGAAAAATCCACCATTACCTGCACCACAAAGTTTATGAGATAATACACTATCACAATCACCCAAGCACTTATCAATCTCTACAATCTTTTCATTCTCAGTAATATAACTACTAGTTTCCTTCTTTTGAATCCAAGATTGATTCATTAATTCAAAAAATTCCTCATAGTCTTCATCAATAAGAGCATGATAAGCATCATCCACAATACCCATTAATGGATATATCTTACTGATATGCTTACTCACATCTTCCAAAATCTTTTTAGAATTACGCGTAACACCGCTAAACACAAGATGAGTATTATAACTATCAAATAAGCCCATAGGAAGAAACTCATATGCAACACCTCCACGTTTAAAGAAATCCATTTTTTTAAATCCACCAACACCACATCCATATGGGTCTTGATATCCACAATAAGGATTGTACTTCAATTCTAACTCATGAGCAAGTTTACATATATCATTATCAGTCATCATCACATTATTAAACATATTACATGCCTTAATGAGACTGATAGTATATGATGAAGATGATGCCAACCCACTCCCCTGAGAGTATGCATCTGATGTAAGGGTTACTTGACATGGAGGCA